TGGCAAGCTGGAGCCGTTGCGCGACACTTCCAAGTGATCTGGGTGGCGATGACACGGGCTATGTCTTGCCGGATGTTTTGCGCACACTCCACACGGTTGAGGCTGACAGGTCGCAAGACACTCAAGGAAATTTGTTTCGCATCCCCGAATTGAGCGCAACATCGTTTCACGCAGAAAAGCGACTGACACTAAATCAGCGGTGCGAGTTGGCAGCGGCTGTTGTGTTCCAAGATATTTGTGCTAAACTGGCAAAAGTATCAGAGGAATATGATGTATGCCTTGGAAGCCAGAATACGCCGCATCAAGACGCGAACGATATCACGCCGATGATGCAGAGCGGGAACGCCGGAAATCACAAGGCAGGACGCCAGAAAAAAACACCGAATATATGCGAAAATACTACGCTGAAAACCCAAGCAAGTTTGTCAAATCAAGAGTTGATCTTGACAGACACAACGAACAACGGCGCGAAAGATACGCATCAGACCCGGAATATGCTGAACGTATCCGCGAAGGGGTTAGGGGTAGATGCCCTGAAAAGCGCAGAGACGAAAGGTTGCGATCAAACTACGGAATTTCTCAACATGACTACGAAGGAATGCTTGCAGGTCAGGGATTTTGTTGCCTCATTTGTGGCGCAGTCCATCAAGAAAAAAGAGGAAAGAGACTTCACGTTGATCATTGCCACACGCTTGGACACGTCCGGGGATTGCTCTGCACATCGTGTAACACGGCTCTTGGAAAAATGCGCGATGATGCTGACCGTCTCAGAAACGCAATTCGATACCTTGAAACGGATACTGCAAGACCCGGTTCTAATATTTTGCGAGACGAACGATGAGCAAGATTATCTGTCCGACATGTTCCGGGGCGGGGCGTTTTCTGTGAGAGGGTCTGACACTCCAGAAAAGAAAGAGGCCGCAATTCTGGCGTGGTGCGATGGTGATATGCCTTGGCTTATCAGCAAGGCCAGCATCGTCGGTTTCGGCATGAACTTTCAGCATTGCGCTAAGGTGGTTTTCCCGTCGATAAACTTCTCATATGAAAAGCTTTATCAAGCCGTGCGGCGTGTATGGCGTTATGGTCAAGATAGGGTTGTTGAGTGCCACATCATTATATCCGATACCGAGGATGCGATTTGGCAGGCTATCCATGGCAAAGCTGCAAAGCACGAAGAAATGAAACGCCGCATGAGTGAGGCGATGAAACGGGCGCAAAATCAAACGGACGTCAGGGTGAGATATGATCGCCCGCTTGATTTGGCGTTTCCAAATTGGCTTGTAACAAGGGATCAATGACATGAAGCAACCGGAATATCAAGGCAATGGATGGGCGCTACACAACAGCGATTGCATCGAGGGTATGCACGCCATGCCAGAGGGCAGCGTGGATTGCGCTATATTTTCCCCGCCGTTCGGTGATTTGTTTGTGTATTCGGACAGTGAACGCGATCTAGGCAACGCCGGATCAGGTGAGGCATTCACCAATCAATATCGGTTTTTTGCCGAAGCATTGACCCGCGTTATGCGCCCGGGCCGGATTGCTTGCGTGCATTGCACTGATCTACCGATGCGCAAGGGGCGCGATGGTGCAATCGGCCTGCAAGACTTTTCTGGCGATCTGATCCGATCCCATACGGCTGCGGGCCTGATCTATCATGGCCGCGCGACGATCTGGAAGGACCCCGTTGTAGAGATGCAGCGGACGAAGGCGCTGGGCTTGCTGCACAAAACAATCTGCAAAGATAGCGCGATGAACCGCGTGGGCATGCCTGACTATATGCTGTTTTTCCGCAAGGACGCGGTCAACGATCGCCCGATTGAACACACCAGCCAAACGGATCGAGGCTGGAAAAATGGCACCCCGTTAAAGATTGCGCGCGAGTGGATCGAGGAATTGACCCGCGAAGGGCTTTGCGCTGGCACCCCGCCCGATGAAGTCTTGGCCGAATTGATGAAAGAAGCTGAATTTACGATTGATGAATGGCAGGCGCTTGCATCGCCGGTATGGATGAATATCCAGCAAGGCAACGTTCTGCGGTCATTCCGCAAGGCCAAGGGGGCCAATGATGAGAAGCATGTATGCCCATTGCAGCTTGACACAATCAAGCGTTGCCTGCGGCTTTACACGCGGCCTGGTGACGTTGTTATGGACCCATTCAACGGCATTGGTTCAACCGGATATGAGGCACTGCGGGCGCGCCGGAAATACATCGGATTTGAGTTAAAGCGCGAATACGCAGAACAAGCAAACTTGAACCTGCAAGACGCTGCGGCGCATGGGGCGGATATGTTCGCCGAGGTGGCAGCATGACATTCAACCCCCGCACCGAAGCCTTGGCCCTCCGCATATACAATCATTGCACCCCGCTAGGCTGGGATTGCACGCATACGGATGTAGCGGAGGCGCTGGGCGTATCATGGCAGCGTGTAGCAGGCGCATGCAGGGTCAAGGGCTGGACTGAACGGCTTCGCGGCACACGGGCATATATGCATGAATATGGCGAGAGTAGGCTACCGCACAGCCTAAGCGCCCACGATTTGGGCCGCATGCTATGACCCATCCCCATCCCCCAACCTCCCCCGGCGCGCAACTCCCACGCGCTGCGGTTGCGGGCAACTCCCCAGCGGTAAACAGGCCAGCCGCTGGGGCTTTTACTTCACGCGACACGGTGCTTTGCCTTTGCGACCTGACGGGTAACTTCGCAGCGCCTTGGCTTGAGGCCGGGTATCGCGCGGTGTTGATTGACCCGCAGCACCCGCCAGGCGTTACCGTAGACGGGCAGACCATCCGCATCGGGCATGTGCTTGACCATGACGTGACACGCAGCTGCCTGCGCCTGCTACGGGGCCGGGTGGCGTTTACCGCAGCCTTTCCCCCATGCACTGACCTTGCCGTGTCTGGCGCGCGCTGGTTCGAGGCAAAGCGGGCGGCTGACCCTGACTTCCAACGCAAGGCGATGTCTGTAGTTGAGCAATGCCTAGACATCGCAGTGACCGCAGGCGCGCCATGGTTTATCGAAAATCCGGTTTCGCAGATTAGCACATATTGGCGCAAGCCGGATTACAGCTTCCATCCGCACCACTTCACCGGGTTTGACGCTGGCGACAATTACACCAAAAAAACCATGCTATGGACGGGCCGCTTGTTCAACATGCCCGCGCCAAACAAGGCCGACCTTGGCCCGCCAGATGACCGCATCCACAAAGCGCCGCCCGGTGCTGGCCGCGCAAACTTTCGCAGCGCCACGCCGATGGGTTTTGCGCGCGCAGTGTTCGCAGCAAATACAGCGGGGCCACATGACCTTAAAAGCGGGGCCATATGACCCACGCAATCACGCCTGCGCAATTTGCGCTGCACCTTCCGCCTATGGCTACGGATACCCCGGCCACCGCCTGCGACTGCCTGCTGACAAGCAAGGGCGGCTCTGGGTTTGCAAAGCCCACCGCGACGAAGCCGACAGACGTATGCGCGCGGCTATTGGCGTGGGAGCGGGTGCTGTGGATGCAGAGGGCGGCAAGCGCACGCAAAGCCCACCGATGCAGCGCGGGCTGTTTGATTGAGGTCAAGCGGCTGACGCATGAAATCTTGAAGCAAAAGGAAATCCAATGACCAATACAGTTGATGCCTACGCAGTTTCTGCGGATGAATTGCGCGCTTTTATTGAGCGTGCCGAGCAAATCGGTGCGGAAAAGCGCGACCTGTCAGAAATTGAAAAGGAATTGATGGCCGAAGCCAAGGGGCGCGGCTACGAGACGAAGGTTTTGCGCAAGATCATCGCCCTTCGCAAGCGCAAGCCTGACGATGTGACAATCGGCACGGCGGTGATGGAGATGTATAAAGCCGCGCTGGGCATGGCATGATTACCCTGACCATCCCCGGCAAGCCTTGGGCAAAGCAACGCCCTCGCTTTAGCCAAAAGACGGGCAGCGCTTACACACCAGCGGCAACAGTCAGCTTTGAGCGGCAAGTGGGTATCATCGCAGGCCAAAGCATCGCAGCGCCCCTCGTTGGGCCAGTGCGGGTGCATATCGCGGCAACCTTCGCCCCGGCCAAAAGCTGGAGCAAGAAAAAGATAGCTGAACACCTGCACCGCCCGCACTTGCAAAAGCCGGATTTGGATAACGTGGCAAAGGCCATTTTGGACGGGCTGAACCGCATTGCCTTTGCGGACGATGCGCAGGTGTTTGAATTTAGTGCCCGCAAGGTTTGGGGCATCACAGAGCAAACAATCATCACAGTGGAGAGCATGTAAAATGCAAATTTTAACCATCGCGGGAAATGTCGGCAACGTAAAAGACGTGCGGCAAGTTGGGGACGATAGCGTCCTGAATTTCAGCATGGCTGTTGATAACGGCAAGGACAAGAGCGGCCAAAAGCGGGATGCGACTTGGTACGACTGCGCAATCTGGGGCAAGCGGGCAACGGCATTGTATCCGCATATCACCAAGGGCAGCAAGCTAGCGCTATCGGGGCAACCATCCGCACGGGCGCACGAGGGCAAGGCATACATGGGCCTGACGGTGGACAAGCTGACATTCATGGGCGGCGGGGAACAGCGCGACGATAGCGGGCAATCATCCGGCGGTGGCTACGGGGCAGGCGGCACACCGGGCGGGCGCAGTACAGACATGGACGACGAAATCCCTTTTTAATCCGCTGAATCAATAACGTAAGGAGCGCAATCATGTTGCCACAAGACCAAATTTGCGCTATAAAAGAGCAAGCCGCGCAAGTGCTGAAACACCGGCGCGGCTCTAAAGCAAAACCGATCTGTATGAGGAGATCAGCCCATGCCCTTTGAGCATGAATATGGCGATTCTAGCCAAAGTTTCAAGCCCGAATATTCACGACATCGCGTGGTATCCCCATGAGCGTAAGAATTATGTCTGCAATATTCGAGAGCGAAAGCCTGCCGCCAACTGCGCGGCTTGTGTTGCTGGCGCTTGCCGACCATGCCGATGATACGGGGCGTTGCTATCCGTCAATTGCGCGCCTGTGCCGCCGCACTGGTTTGAGCGAAAGGGCGGCGCAAACCAACATCAAAAAGATGGTTGATGCTGGGTATATCCGCATTGTGACGGGCGGCGGCAAGGGTAACACAAACCTGTATTTCATCAGCGCAAACCCCGCAGCAGATGCACCCCGCACCATATGCACCCCCGCAGCAGATGCACCCCAAACCCCGCAGCAGATGCGGGAAACCCCGCAGCAGATGCACCCGAACCATCAAGAACCATCATTAGAACCATCAGTAAGTAAGAAGCCGCGCAAATCGCGGATGCCACAGGACGCGGAGATTTCCGATGAAATGCGGGCAACCGCAGAAAAGGAAGGCGTCGCCCCACAAGAGGCCACCGCACAATTCCAATCATTCAAGGATAACGCCCACGCCCACGGCAAAACATTCGCAGACTGGAACGCAGCTTGGCGCAACTGGCTTCGCAGCCCCTTCTACAAGCCAAAATTCACAACAATTCCCGGAGGCCAAAATGTCAAACCTGCCACAAAATCACAATCAAGAATGGATGCCTTCCTTAGCGGTGCGAGAGTCTCATCGTGAATGGATTGCAGGCCGCGCTATGACGCTTCTCAGCCACTACTGGCGCGACGATGACCCGGTGGAATTGACCGCCGCGATTGGCCGCGATTGGGCTGACGTGCTGGAGGGCTTGCCGCAGGAATACATCCAGCGCGCCGCAATCCGCTTTCAACAGCAAAACGGCAAGCGCAAGCCAACGCCGAGCGCAATCTATGAAATTGCGCGTGACTTAATGCCCGCGCCTTTCGCGGTGGTCAATGCTTGGGTTCAAAAGCCGGAGCCATACATCGCGCTTTCCGTACCTGTTGAGGAGCGGCGGCGATCTGCGGCTGAAATCATGGAAAAGGCTGGATTCCGGCCAAAAACTTTTGGAGGTGTTGCGGATGTCGAATGAGTTTCAACCGAAGCGCGGTAATGCACTGACGCTTTCCCATGATGAGCGCCACATATTGGAAACAAAGGTCATCCCAACGGCTGAAAGGTGGATGCGCGAGTATTCCGAGGGGTCAAATATGTACGGCCATGCGCAACAAACCTTGGCCTACTGGGGGCGCTTGCCGATTAAACACGCGAGGGCCGCAGAATGACCGCGCCGGAAAAAATAATCAGTGATGAAGATGTTATTCATGTTCACGCAAACGCTAACTTTGGCAGCATGACGCCGCGAGAGGTGGTAAATGATGGGGTTAGGAAATACGCAATTGGGTATCAGGGCGGAGCAACGCAGATTGCTATCTTGCGCGAACATGGTCTAATTACCAAACCCAAAGGGTGCGGATATAAAGCGGACTTGACCAAAAAAGGAAAAGAATACGCGCGGGCAATTTACCACACCCGCACCGCCCTTTCCCAAGCCCAAGTGGCGGCGGCGTATGAGGCGGCGGCAGGCATAGCCAATAGCCTCTTGGTGCGGTCTAAATTTGGTACAGGAAATACTGAAACACAGTGCGTCTATTCTGATTTTGTCGGCGCTTCTATTATAAATGCAACCCCCGCAGACGCCACCGCAGCCATGCAGGCCATGATTGACAAGGCTGTAGGGGAACACCTGTCCGAAATTGCACGACTGCGAAAGGCGATTGACAATATTGATGAGCTAAACATGCTTCCGCCAGACGAGGACGGTCATAGGTGGTGGAACTCTGATTTAATCGGTCAGGAGGTTATTTTTTCCCGCAGGCCCGCAGCCGCCATCCGCAAGGGGGCCAAGCCATGACCCCCACCGTATCCCAAATCACCGCAGCCGTTGCCCACGCCTTTGACGTTTGCCCGGCGAACATCACGGGGCCATCAAGGCAGCGCCCGTTTGCTTACCCACGCTTTGCCGTTTGCGCGCTATCCCATGAGGCTGGCCATTCAATGCCAGCAATCGGCGCACGGCTGGGCAACCGCGACCATACCAGCATTTTGCACGGTATCCGCCGCGTTGTCGAAATCAGCGCATTGGATGCGGCCTATGCGGAAACCATCGCCAAGCTTCGCAAGCAATTCCTGCGGGGGCCAAGCATCACCGAACGCATTTTGCACAAAATCAGGAGCGCAGCATGAGCACATACATCAGAAAAAACACAGACGCCCGGCTTGAGGAAATCAAGGCCGCGTTCTGGAGCAAAAGCCGCCGCGAGTTTTTGCCGATGACGCAAAGCGATGTTGCCCGCCGCGTTGGCGACGATGGGTTGCTGGGCGCATTGAATTATTTGGGGGCGCGTGGGGACCTGAAAGCGCAAACCGTCTACGCTGGTGGGAGCCGCAAAATCAAGATTTACGAAATCGCCAATCAAGCGGTTGAGGTGGCAGCATGACCCCCGACCTTACACAAATCAGCGCCGACACCATCCAGGCATATCGCTACGCAGGCGGCGACCCCAAAAACGCAATGTGGCTTTGGGAGTTTCACAACGGACACCGCAAGGGCCTGCCTCCATCCACCAACACAGCAAAAGCTACCACCATCGACGCGCGCCTTGACCGTGCATTCTACGCGGTTGAGCATCTTGGCCACCCCAGCGTGCGGGACGTAGCCAATCACCTGCGCATGGATGCAGGCATGGCGCGGTATGTGCTGAACACACTGGAACAGCAGGGCCGCTTGAATAAGCGCCAGATTGACCATGTGAGCCGCTACAGCATCAAGCAGGGTGTTTCGGCGGTAGTGGGTGCCCAAACTGCAGGCAACGCCTCTACGGGGCAGGTTTGTGGGGTATCAGGATACCGGAATCAAACCGCCTGACCCACGGCGATAAGTGGGCGGATTATGCGGTGAGTACCGGGCTGGTTACCCAAACCCCGCAAGCCGCGCAATGCCTGCAACTTTCTCGGGCAAAGGCGCGGCACCTAATGAAACAAAAAACGAGGGCAGGATATGACGATGGAAATCATGGCATACGCCACCACAGGCCGCGAGTTTGATGTGATGGAGGACCTGTCAGAGTTGGGCGTGACCCACTGGCCGGGCAAGCGCATTGAATTTGAGCGCAGGGGAAAGTCGCGCATCGCAGACCCATACGTATATCCAGCGCTGTCGAATTACCTGCACATCACAGCACCTTTCAGCATGTTTAGCGCAATCATGGATATTAGCCACCTATCGCGCAGCATCAAATTCCTGCACCGCGCGGACGTGGCAAGCTGGCAGGCATTCCAACGCGCATCAGATGCCCGACTGGTAGCAGCGCAGCAGATCATTGCCGAGCGCGACCGCATGGCAACAGCAAAGGCATCACGGCAAGACATCATCAACCTAATCAGCACATACAAGGCAGGCGACACGCTGGAAATCAGTAGTGGCGCGTTCGCAGGCATGTTGGCAACGTTTGGGCGCATGGTGGTCAAGCCAGGCAATCTGTTCCCAATGGTGGAAGCCAGCGTGCAGCTATTCGGGCAGGAGGTGCTGACAGATATTGACCCGCTCAACGTGCGCAAGGCAGGCTGACGGTATTGCAATACCGCGCGAAATGTGTAAAGCTACGCTTGATGTTGGTTCTGGGCTTGCCCGTCCAACGCGGTACAACCCCGCTTTGACGGGGCAGCAACGCAATTCCAATTCAACGCAGACATATTGTGCCGAGGTTAAATCCATCGGCGCGTTTTGCGTTTCAAGCACGCTTACCCAATCCGCCAATAATCATATGAGGTTCAAATGGCCAATATTTCCATTACCGCCACATCGGTCACAGCGGCTTTAGCTCACAATGTGACAACCAAACCCGCAGGCGCAACCATTACCGCAGGGCAGACAGTCTATTTGGACGCTGCCACAGGCAAGTGGCTGCTTGCTGATGCTGATAGCGCAACCGTGGTAGCGCGCACCCCCGCAGGCATTGCCCTAAACGGTGGGTCGATTAACCAGCCCATCACAGTCAAGACCGCTGGTGAAGTGACCATGAACGCAGTGCTTACTTTGGGCGAGGCATACTTTCAAAGCCCCTCCCCCGGTGGTATCGCACCAAGAGCAGACGTGTTGTCCGGTGATTTGCTGGTGCTGATTGGTTTCGCCAAGACTACCACCGTGCTGAATCTTGGCATCACGGCTGCACCTGTCCTCCTTTAATGGCTGACACTCCACGCGACAACAAACCATCATGGGGCGGACAACGCGGCACAGCATCAGAGCGCGGCTATGACTACCGATGGGTTAAGCTGCGCAAGCATATTCTCGAACGCGACTACTACCTATGCCAAGCCTGCCTGCGTGATGGGCGGGCTACACCACTGACAGTCAAGCCGTATGACTATGCGGTGGATCATATCAAAGCCAAAGCCCAAGGCGGCACAGACCACCCAAGCAACCTGCAAGCCCTATGCACGCCGTGTCATGATGCCAAGTCATTGGTTGAGGCAGCACAAGGGCGAGGCGCAACACCAAAGACACGTGTGCAGTACGATGCGCATGGGTTTCCAGTGTGGGAATAGGACGGGGGGCGGTCAAAAGTCTGGAAATCCACCAACATAACAC